TCTGCCGAGATTTTCGCCTGTTTCGGAATAATTCGCTCTTAAAATCGTCTGCCGAGATAGATCAACCGGCGCGTGACCACCAAAGATGGGCTGTTGCATCTGTAAAGCTGTGCCGAACTTGATTACACCGATTTTAGGAATTGCCGTAGCACTGGTGATGTTTACACGCCAGCGCTGGGCCGTGGTCGGCGTAAATATTGCAAAAATCGGGCTGTCATTTGTCAGAGCATTGGCATCGGTCAAATCTAACCAACTGCCGCTGTAATATTGAATTTTAATAGTGGCCGCGCTTGATCCAAGCGTATGAGCTGAAACGCAGCAATAGTCACATTCAACAGATGATCCCTGGTCATATTCCCAAGTCGAAGCCGTTGCCGTTGGCTTCCAAAATTCATAAGTCAATGTATTCAGCGGCGCGTCCGCGAAGTACGCGCTGTCGGTTGTTGATGCCGACGCTGTCCCGCCGTCGAACCAATTGAGACTGTGGGCGAGCCTCGCGTGGTCCAGAGATTTAGCGCCGACTGGAACCGTATAGCTGGATTTATACAAGACGGACAAGTGCGCCTCCTTCAACGGCCTCATTGATTTGATTAATCAGACCGCGAATTTGTTCTTGGCCAAAAACGTCGCCTTCCAAACGAATGGCGACGTTTCTGGATACATTGCCACCACTGGCACCACCGCCACCGCCTGCGCTTGCCGCTGCGCCGCCACCGCCTGCGCCAGCCGTCCCCTTTCCGCCTGACTTGATGCTTCGCACGGCATTAAAACCAGATGCTAATGCCGCCGCCGCCGCAGCCATCCGCCCCGCTGGATTTCCAACGAATGACGGGTCTTTCAAAACTTCTGTGAATGCCAGCCAAGAATTCGTCACAGCAATTGCTGCGCCCATTTTCTTTGATCCTTGGAAGACTTCGCCTAGTGCGCTTAGTGTGCCCTTGACGCCGTTGTTTTGCTGTTTCTGCATTGCGAATTGGTGCGTGCTCTCAATTCGTTCCATTAATCTAGCGTGCTCTCCATACCCACCGACTTTCGATTGTAAAAACTGATCTAGCGTCGCTTTTTGCCGCTCGAACGATTGTATCTGCAATTCCTCGGCGGTCATAAGGCTAGTTCTCAAGCGTTCGACTTCGCCTTCGATGTTCAATAATGAACTCCCGCGTGTTCCGCTTTGGTCAACGGTGTCGGTTTGTGATGAGCCTGCGGTTTGTGATGAGCCTGCGGTTGTAATCGACGGCGGCGTTTCATCGGACGACGGGCCGAGTGTAATTTTCGGCGGCGTATAATCGGACGACGGCGGCGTTTCATCGGCGGCGGCTAGAGCGTCTGTTATTGTGTCTTTTAAATCGCTCCAGGCACTTTTCGCGACAACCGCCGCCCCTTTTAGTTTTGCTTCTCCTGCCGACGCTAGTTTTTCGGCTGCTTTTTCCAGTTTATCTATTTCAAGTTCAGCAAGCCCAACCGCTTCTCTTGCCAAGTCTGCTTTGAAATCAACATCTTTAGCCACCCCAAGCCATTCTAGAATGGGATCATCTTTTGCCCAGTCGGCAAAATCTCGGATAAGTTCCGCCCATTTTTTTCTCATACTCTGAATGACTTTTGAGAATTTGACTTCAAGGCTGACCCAGTTTGACGCTATTTTTAAACCAACGCCCTCGACCTTTAATTGCATCGCAAGCCATGCACGACCCCATAGATTTTTTAATGCCTTTACAGAATTGCCGATGCCTCCCATGCCTTTGACCAATTTCATACCCCAGAACACCGCCTCACCAAGGGCGACAACAAGGAGGAAGACACCAGAAGTTATCAGAGCTTTTTTGAAAGTCTTTGTTGCAATTGTAGCAAGAAAGACGACGGCCCTGTAAGCATGAAACGCCCCGACAACACCTAACAACGCTGTTGTGTAGGCTGGAACCCTATCGAAAAGCTCTTTTAAAATTTTGGTGAGCCTCGAACCCTTTTTAAACAAATCTCCAACAATATCTGCAAACCGTTCAAGGGCTGGTGCCACCTCAGCCGCTATTCTGTTTCCCAGCCCTGTCGTGATTAGTGAAAGTCTCGAAAGCGCATCATTCGTTTTCTGAATTTTAGCTGCATCAATCTCACTGACCGCAACGCCAAAATCTCTAATATCTTGCGATGCTTGCCGGATTGTCGCCGTGTCAATCCGAGACATTGCAATAGAGCCCTCTTCACCGAAAAGCTGACCAGCGACAGCCGCTTGCTCTGCACTGGGAATGAATTTTTCGATTGCATCATTTATTTTACTGATCCGCTCATCAAGTGGCATTCTTGAAAGTTCGCCAGCAGTTAAACCCAAACGATTTAAGGCATCAACAGCCGGGCCGGTCCCGCCCGCTGCCTGGCTTAGTCGTCTGGTTAAATCTTTGGTCGCCTGCTCAACGCCAGACATCGAGACGCCTGCCAAACTTCCGGCGCGGTCCAATATCTGAATTGATTCTGTTGTGGTGTTGAGGCTTTGAGCAAGTTTTGCCTGCGCATCGATTGTATTCATTGCAGCGACGCCTATCGAAGCGGTCGCAGTTCTGACGGCCATTAAAGCCGCCGTTGCTTTCATGGCGAAATTTGTAACTGTCCGATTAGAAGATGCTAGACCTTTTTCAAGTGAGGATGTATCCGCGCCAACTTTAATTTTAAGCTCTGGTGCTGTCGCCATTCTGTTCTTCTGCCCATATCTTCAAGCGCCTAGCGTCGGTCTTGCTTAGGCTTTTTTTGTGGTTTTTACTGGCGGTCTTTTGAGTATCACTTTCAGCTTCCAGCAATAGCCAGAAATGGCGTGGCCTCATTCGCCAAAACTCCGACGGCTGTATGTTCAATTGTTTTACAGCGATTAAGAAGCATTGCCGAACAAGTCGTTTCTTTTTTTTTCGTCACCGTCGTCGTCGTCGTCGTCTTCGTCAGGTTCCGGCGCGCCATCCATCAGCATCTCAATAAGACCGCCAGCAAGATTTGCCAGCATGTCGGCCTTCCCTGCATCACCATCGCCTTTTATGCTAGCCATGATGTGGGAATGAACTTCTTGTGGCTCAGCATGGCCGCCTGCGAAATTAACGACTGCAGCATAACACCGCGCCAATTTAATGAATTTAGGCTTTTCGCCCATGTTCCCTAATTCGCTAAGGGTAACGATGTCTTCAATCTCTTCGGCAAGGGCAAAGGCCTGATCTTCTTTGACCGTGTACGCCTTGCCCTTCCAATCAACAGAAATTTGTTTCATGGGTTACACCGCTGTTGTGTAGGTCCAGGAGCCACTTGACTGCAAGCTGGCGCTGAATGTAACAGCGTCTTCATGCGAGCCTGTTTCTTCATATGAAGCCAGATAGAAATTGCCGGAAATTGTTCCGCCATCTGCAAAATCAAGAGTGATGTCAGTTAGCAATAAATTCGCGCTTTCCAAAACCGCCGCATCGCGCATAATCTTGTCAATCCAGACGCCAGAAGTCGAAATGTCGAGCGCTTTTGTGCCTGCGAAGTCTGCAAGAGTTCTAAAGCCGCTATCGCTTTTCGATGTTATGTCGATTGGTGAACCGTCGAGCGAAATGCTGTCTTCACGGCATCCCGCTATTGCTGTCGATGCTTTTTTTAAGAGAAAGTCTTTGCCTGTATCAGCTGCCATTTTTTGAAATCCTTTTCGTGAATTAGGGTCTGATTATCATATCTGGTCGTAAAATACACGAACTAAAGTAACACCATGCTTGTCGGTGCCGTTTGGGTCGCGCAAAAAGTTCTGATTTTCAATTACGGTCAACACGTGTTCCGCTGTTGAGAAAGTCAAACTCTGGTTATGCAGGGCGTCATAAATCGCGTTGGCGATCAATTTAGCCTGCATGAAGTTATTAGTCCTGGACCATGTGTCAATTTGGCAAACGGCGCTGGCACCGTTGTTTGTTTTTGTATCCCAGTTTGAAACATTATCGCCGCCGAAAGTCAGGTATGGAAAATTCGCGTCGTCTTCTGGTAAATCAGGCTGTTGAACATCCACATAAACGCCAGTTATCAACGCCATCAAATTAGCGTCGCCGGTCAATTTATTGTAAAGCGCCGTTTGCAATTCATCCGTTCGCATCTTTCACCTTCTTTTTTAGATAATTCTGCGCCAATTTTTTATAAATCGGCTTAGCCCGATCAGCAGCAGGAAGCCAGACTGGTCTTGGTAAGATCTTTCTTGTTCCCCATTCGAGCCAACCCGCATACTTTTTGACGACGCCATAAGACTCAATTACTCGAACCCCGAATTTCGGCTTTTCAACAGAAATAAAGTTAGCCAAAATTCCGCTATCAGAATTCGGCGGGAATCCTGGAGCTGATGCCGTGTGCGGTTTATTTCGTTTTTTACCTTTTACCAAAAAACCATTCGGCATTTGAGCCAAAATTTCATGAGTATAGACATTTCCCGAACTCTTATGGGCGTGGATGCTTTTAGAAATGTCTGTCTTGATCAACAGGCCGACATCGCCTACAATTTTATCTATTCCGTTGGCCGTTTCTTCACCAAATTTCTCAAGGTATTCTTGTAGTTCTTTTTCGCCGATTACCATAGATTCTGTTTTGCTCATTTCGCCACCACGCCAAGATCAAGATCAATTTCAAGCCATTTGTCTTTAAATTCTATGTTATTGATGAATCGTATATTATGACGGCGCGTTCTGATTGTGACAGTATCGGATTCTTTTAAACCGCTGAAATATCGAACTGTCAGCTTGTATTTGCTAACAGCCTCAACTCGGTCACTTGCCCATCTTTCCATCCCGCTTGTAGCCTTGATATGCCCAGCGGTCGGCGCTGTTGATATCGTGGAAAAGGTTGTCGTATAGCCGCCGCTACCATCAGGAGATTTTGTCGGTCGCTGAAAAGTCACTGGCTCTGTCAACATACCAGCGTGGAATTGATCGCATTTACAGGCCATATATTAAAATCTCATTCATCGGTATTCTTCCCAGCGAAAAGCAAAACTAGCGGTGACATTATTTGAGTCAGCCCATGCGGCTAAGCTAAGCGTTGTTGAATTAGCGCCGTCAATATCCAACCCGAACGGCAGGCGACCAGATCCCGCTCTGCTGAAAACAGATATCTGATTGTTTTTATTTCCAGAAGCCGCAATAGTTGTGCCGACATTAACACCGCCGGAAAATCCGGTTATGGTGCTATTGCCCTCCATAAAGCTATTGGCATCAACAGCTCCCCAAGTTCCGCCCGTGACTGTGGAATTATACATCACCCGGGTGAAGACCGTCCCGCCTACTGGCAAGACTTCATAATCAATCGGAGTGAATCGACCGCGATTTTCTATGCTATTAAAAGTCGCGGCGTGTCGTGCGGCGAAAATCAAGGCAACATTACCAATTCCGTTTCCGATGGCCGCCGCTTCTATCTCGATTGAAAACGGATAAGCCAATGTAAGTTCTTGAGCGCCTTCGCTTTCAACTTCCGTGCAAATTTGCTTTAAAGTAGCGCTCCCAGCTGCTGCGCCGCTGTTTGTGATTTCATAGCGGCATGGCAGATTCGCCGTTGTCATGTAAGTTGTTGTGCGGCTGTTCGAATTGTCAAACCCATGAACGACATATGTCGTGCCGTTCATATTTAAGCAGAACCGAACACGTCCAACGCCGAGCCATTCTAAATCAATCATGAAAATGTTAGATTTCGTCGGGTCAATTGTATAACCAGACGCACCGTTTCCGTCCATTGCATCGACATTCCAGTTCGCCTGATAGACTTTCTCGTCAACCACGCTACCTGTCACCTTGCTGCGCTGCATGACAAAAAGGCCGTCTCCGTCCTGGCCGAAGAATAGACCGTTGCTGTCGTCGCCATAGCCGATCTTTTTGTTTGTGTTGGTTTGGCCAGCGCCCAAAACGCCAGTCATTTTAATCAACTGCGATTTTCCAGACTGATATCTGAAATATTCCCTTGTTTGGCGAATAACGCTGTCGCCGTCGGCGCTGGTCACGTCTAAATCAACCGCGCTTTCGTTGGGTAAATGTGTTGACGATCCAGATCCAGCGGTTTTTTCTAACCAAAGAAACGGCTGTTTGTCATATTGAAGTTGA